GGTCATGTCCACTGGTCAACCCCTACGCTGTGTAGGAGTTGCCAGCAGAGATAGCGGCATTGGCTGCTGTCATGTCTTCTGATGTCCAGAAGTCTTTAGCAACCATGATTTCCAGATGCTCAACATTCCTGTTTACACAGTCCTGCTTATCTGCTGCTTCATCGTCTTCCATAGCTGTGCCAGCAATAATAGCATTGATGAGGTCAACGCTGTGACCCATTGCTGTGTAGTGCTGTGCGATTTGTTCTGGTGTTTGTTCGTCCATTTTAATACTCCTTGTAAATTATTAGGACTCAAGTGCGGCTATACGAGCCTCTAAGTCTTCTATCTTTGCGATAGCTTCTTTCAATGCGCCTGTTAATAGTGGTACTAGTTTCGATTGGTCAATGCCCTGAATTACAGGATTGCCTTCATCATCGACTGCATCCTTTTCGCCATTTACTGCTTCAGGGACTACGGCTTGTGCTTCGTGCGCTAAAAAGCCATCAATAGTTGTGGCTGTATCTGCAATGAAGTTAAAGCGCACAGGATTAAGTTGCTTTATGCGCTCGGTTGCGCCTGTTATGGCGACTACGTTTTCTTTTAGTCGGTAGTCACTAGACGTATCATAAAAAGAGGATGAGCCACTAACACGAATACCCCCAACTGTACCGTTAGCATTTTTAAAGATAGTAACGTATGTATTAGTTGTTCCAGATACACCGTGCGTATGTTGCTGTATTCCTCCATTGTTAGAAATTGAGAAACCTGTACTTGAACCTCCTGTTGGAATAGAAGTGCAGCCAACAAAGAAGTGACCCGAACTATCAAATATACCTCTAGGATTACCATCGCCATCTGACAGCACGATGTTGTTGCTGGATGTGCGGATGTCTAGGCCGCCTTGATTGCCGCCAAACCCACCAATAATAGTGTTCTTTGAACCTGTGGTCATATAATAACCAGAAGTCGAAAAACCGCCACCAATAAAACAGTTATAACTTCCTGTGGTTAGATTATATCCTGCACTAATACCAATTAATGTGTTTCCAGTTGCAGTCGTACCGCTATATCCAGCCTGATACCCCACAGCCGTGTTGCTACCTGCGGTGGTGTTGGCTTTAAGTGCATTAGAACCATAGGCAGTATTGCTTGCACCAGTTGTGTTGTCTGTTAAAGCTATAGCCCCAAAAGCCGTATTATTAGATGCAGTTGTATTAGCGTCTAATGCTGCATGTCCCATTGCAGTATTGGAAGCACCAGTTGTATTTACTCCAAGAGTTGCGGTTCCAAATGCATTGTTATCGCTACCTGTTGTATTTGCATCTAATGAACCAGAGCCAAAGGCATTGTTATCTGCACCTGTGGTGTTTGCGAGAAGAGCCTGATAACCCACCGCTGTGTTGTTGTTTGCGGTGGTGTTTGAGTATAGGGCAGATGCACCAATTCCAGTATTGTATGAGCCAGTGCTTGTGAGATACAAAGCGGATTGACCAATAGCGGTATTATGTGTTGGACTTGTTGCAGTGCTGAGAGCGTTCTGTCCCATAACAGTGTTATAAGAACCTGTTGTAAGGGCATCCCCTGCCGCTGCACCTAAAATAGCATTGCCTGTACCAGTAGTATTAGCATACCCGGCCTGATACCCCACCGCCGTGTTGTTAGATGCGGTGGTGTTGTTAAGAAGTGAATAAGCACCAAGAGCGGTATTGGCAATCCCCGATGTATTGCCGCCTAGTGCTTCTGCGCCAAATGCCGCATTGTAATATCCAGTAGTATTAGCATCCATTACTAATGCACCGACACCAGTGTTAGCAGCAGATGTATTAGCAAAACCAGCCCTATACCCAAGAAATGCGTTATAATCTGAAGCCGTTGTTCCATTATAACCAGAGTGATATCCAACAGCGGTGCTGTAGTTGGCGGTGGTGTTGGAGTAGAGGGCTGCGTCCCCTATTGCTACGTTAAAACCTCCTGTCGTATTGTTAAACAAAGACAACCGACCGAAGGCGTTAAGGTTAGTTCCAGTAGTATTGCTATACCCCGCCTGATAACCAACAGCGGTGTTGCTGGATGAGGTGGTGTTGGAGTATAGCGCAGCACTGCCAACTGCTGTGTTGTAAAGGGCGGTGGTGTTGTTAAGAAGTGCTGTTCTGCCGATAGCAGTGTTGTAATTTCCGCTAGTGTTTAAGCCTAAACTACCTTGACCTACAGCAGTGTTTTGAACACCATCTGTATTGGATTCCATTGCAGAGTTACCAATAGCTGTGTTGTAACTACCGCTTGTTACAGAAGAATATGCAAGGTTACCCAACGCCACGTTGCCTGTGCCAGTCGGATAGTCACCGTCCAGCTTGATTGTGCCGCCGTCTACGCTGACATTGCCAGCTACTGTGAGGCCGTCTGTGACTGCTGTTCCAGTTACGTCAACGCCTGTGGCTGTGGTGGTGAGTTTTTCTAATCCGTTGTAATATAGCTTTGTCCAGGCATTAGATGCGGCGCGGATAAAATATTCATCGGTTCCCTGAGATTGGACTGCCCATTCCGCATTTGCTTTTTGGAAAAACCCACCAACACCAGCATCAACAATATAGCTATTGCTACCATCGTGATAAATCTGCAAGTCAGACCCAGCACCAAACACGGCCTTGTCGTTGTCGCCGAAGGTCAGGTCAGTTGAAGACAACGCAACAACCCCTGTACCATTTGGTGCAAGGGTGATGTTACCGTTAGTGTCGGTGCTTGAGATGGTGTTGCCATTGATGTTGATGTTGTCAACGTCGAGGTCGCCTGTGATATCTACGGCACCCACAGCTTGAATATCATCGAGGTACGCAGTTCCGTCGAGATACATGTCCTTGAACTGCAGGGAGTTGGTTCCGATATCCAATGTGTTCGTGGTCTTCGGCTTGATTTCTGTGGCACTTGCAATGAAATCTTGAACCGGACCCAAGACGGTAATAGGCGCACCTTCTGCTGCCGTGCCATCGTGGGTATGACCTGTTGATTCATTAAACGCAGATTCTACCGCATCGAACTCTCCATCGAGGTCCGAAGCATTGATGACGTTTCCATCTGCAATATTGTTTAGGGTGTCATTCCTTGTGTAGCCTGTACCCATAGTGGTATCCTTCCGTTATCGCCGCCCGTAAGTGCCATATTCGAGCGTCAAAGCATCTAAAGAGTGTGGTGGGTTCGTTGAGTTGGTTCGAAACTGTATCGAAACCACGTATCCAGAACCTACAGTTTGGTTTTCGAACAGTCTTTGTATTGTGCCGCCGTACGTTCCGGTTCCAAAAATACTCGTCCCGTAAAATGCGGGAGCACTAGCTGCCGCCGTGTTATTAAAAGTGAAACCGGGAGGTTGAATAACCCCAGTTTCATCGAAGTCGAACAGCAGGTTTACATCTGATTGCATACTTCCCTGCGGGTCCGTATAAAGAAACATCTTGTATATAGTCTTACGAATACGTGGGTCGTTGATTGGAATGTACGGGGTAGCAAAGGTCGAGTAAATATCATTCCCGTCCAAGCTGTTCCCAGATTCCATCTGATATACATATCCGTTCTCGTTTGCGAACACGATGGTTTCAATGTCAGCATTCAAGTTGCTACTTGCAACGTACGCCTTGAATCCCCTCAGTTCCGCAAAGTGTATTCCCTGCTCTACCTGCGAACCGATAATCCCCTGTGCAGAATCTGCAGAAAAGTTTGCGTTGTATCCCATCAAGCGGTACTGGCTTTTTGGTCTGATTACAACACTGGCAAAGGATGTGTTGCGGTTCACAAAGTTTGTTATGTTACCTTGAATAACCTTCGATACTACGGCTAAATCAAAGTCTCCGACCTTATCAGTTGCAGCCAAGCTACGAATACCGTCAGGTCCCAAGTAAAGTACGTCACCGCCAATTTCCTGAATCGTATCAGATTCAACACAGCCGGTGTCTAAAGTAATTGGTTGAAGTTGGAAATCTCCGATGGTATTGCCAACTAAGCGAAAAATAGTACGCTCACTAAATATTATAAGCTGTTCTCGAAAAATAATCAAGCCCGTAATTTGATTTCCTACATTTATTATTCCGCCGCCGGATGCTGCAGAGAAATCTGTGTAGGTATATGGGGCTGTAAATATAAGGTTTGAGCCTTTTCCAAAGAAAAGCTGATTCTTGAAATTGGCTACGTGGCCTGCTCCGTTACCGTCTGTAGGTATGTTATCTAATACCGTAAAGGTAGTTCCGTCGTATACAAACGGTGCGTTTACGCCGTCAACACCTACGAGATGGTCTACTCCTGCGTAGTTGAACTGTGCGAACCGGTGCTTTGCCATTCCTGAACGGTCTACAGACAGCATGGTAATTGCTGCGTTGTTCGCGGGGCTGCTGTTCAAAGCTGGGTTGATAGTCAGGGTTGCGGAACCACTGGTAACAGTCACGGGGGCTGTGATAGTATATACGAGGTCTACACCTGCAATGGTAAAGGTATCGCCAGATTGTGGTGTTCCGGTGAGACCATCTACAACTAGGCTCGTTCCGGTTTGCGAACCACCGTCTACAAGAATTGTTCCATAGCTAGGGGTGTTTACTTTTGTCCACCCAGAACCTATAGACCTGAACAGGTCAGCATTCCGTGCCGCAAGAACAAAACTTTCAAAGGTTG